GGGCCGACAGTTGGCGTGATTGAGTCCGTAGCAGCCTCAGCGGCATCATTGGCGGTGCTGGGCGCGGATCGCGTGCAGATGCAGGCGAACGCGGTCTATCACATTCACGAGGGACTGGCCGGGGCTGTGGGTCACATTGCGGACCTGCAGGAAACGATTGAGTGGCTGCGGGCATTCAACGCGGCTGCGGTGGCAACGTATGCGGCAAAGACCGGCAAGTCTGAAGAAGTGCTGGCTGCCGCGCTGCTGGGCACCAACGGTGACGGCACACGGTACACAGCGGCGGAGGCGTTAGAGATGGGTTTTGTTGACGAGGTCTTGCCGATCGGCAAAAAGGCGAGCAAGACCGCAGCGAAGAACGACCGAAGCGGCGAACTGGCAGCCCGTGCGCGACTGCTGCGAGCCAAAAGCGGTTGACAAACTGCCGGAGACCATGTAACAATAAAGGGCGTCAGGATTGCAGCCCGTAAACGTGGCGAGTCCTGACCAGTGATTGAGTTGCAAAATTGCAGGCGTCAATCGTTAGCGTATTCGAACCCCCCGAATCCGCCAGCGGTTGACGCCTTTGCGTTGACTCTGGCACAAACAGGAGTCAATCATGTCAAAGAGTATTCAGGGCCTGCAGGCCGAACGAGCTGAGAAGATTGCAGCAGCCGAAAAACTGCTGCCGACCGACGACACGCAGACCATGAGCGCAGAGGCACAGACGCAGGCCGGAGAGTTGCTGGCCGCAGCCGAGAAGCTGCAGGGCGACATTGACGCAGCCGTCAAGGCAGAGGCAGCCGTGCAGGACATGCGGAACAAGCTGGCCAGCCTTCGCAATGCCCCCGACAACATGACCGCACGAGCCATCGCAAACGTGGGCGGTCTGGCGTTCGGCGTTCATGCCGGTCACGATGTGGCGAAGCAGTTCAGCATCCCGCGAAACGTGCGCCGTGTTCAGTTGAAGAATTTCCGCGCCGATTCATCCGACGTGCCCGCTGAAGTCCGTGCGTACCGATTCGGTATGTGGGCACTGGCGCAGCTGAGCCAGACCGGCAGCATCCCGTACCAGAACGCCGCAGCAGTCGCATACTGCCGCGATAATGGCCTGATGAATGCAGCACACGGCGAAGGCGGAGCCGACACGACCGGCGCACATGTTCTGGTTCCGGATGAGTTCGGGACCGATCTGATTCTTCTGCGGGAACGCTACGGGGTGGCCCGCCAGTTGTTCAATGTGGTGAACATGTCGAGCGACACCCGCACCGAACCGCGACAGTTGAGCGGATTGACGGCATACTTCACCGCTGAAAATGCCGCAATTACTGAATCAAACATGCGGTTTGACAACGTCACACTGGTGGCGAAGAAGCTGGCCGTGATTGCCCGCATGTCGAACGAACTGAACATGGACAATGTTCTCGGGCTGGCTGATCGGTTGATCGGTGAAATTGCCTACGCATTCGCCTACAAGGAAGACGACTGTGCATTCAACGGCACGGGCACCAGCACCTACGGCGGAATGGTTGGGGCACGTACCCGCATGGATGAGCTGACGGCAGGCACTGCCCCTGGCCTGATTGCAGGCACGGGCAATCTGTGGTCAGAGTTGACGCTGAGCGACTTTAACAAGGTGGTCGGAAGCCTGCCGAACTACGCAGACGTTCCGGGAGCCGGTTGGGTGTGCCACAAGACGTTTGAGCACAGTGTCATGCAGAAGCTGGCGTATGCGGCTGGCGGTGTTCTGGCGTCTGAGATCGTTGGCGGCATCCGTCGCAACACGTTCCTCGGCTACCCGGTCTACACGTCGCAGGTGTTCCCGAGCACCGAAGCAAACAGCCAGATTCCAGTGCTGTTCGGTGCGTTCAATTTGGCGGCAATGTTTGGTGCCCGTGGTCAGGAAGAAATCGCATTCTCGACCGAGGCCACGGTTGGCGGACAGAGCATGTGGGAACGCGACCAGATCGGCGTGCGTGGTACCGAGCGGTTTGACATCGTGGTGCACGACTACGGCAGCAACAGTGCCGCAGGGCCGATTGTCGGCCTTGAAACGCTGGGTAGCTGATTGATCTGATGACCGATTGCCCGGCGGTTGTTCGCCGGGCAACTTCTGCACACTCTCCCGAAGGGGTTTGAATAATGATTGCCGAACGATTGGTAAATGATTCTCTGCTGATTAGTCCGAGGTCGATGACCAACAGCGCGACCACAACCGCGAATCTGGACGTGAAGGGCGCAAACTACGCGACAATCCGCGTAGCGTTCGCGTCCGAGCTGAACACGAATGCGGTTGGGCCGACGCTGGTTCTGAGCGAATCCGATGACACGGTTGTGAGCAACTTTGTCACCCTCGATACGCAGTCCGCTGTGGATCTGACGGCAGCCCGTGAACTGCACTACGGTGTTGACCTGCGAGGCCGGAAGCGATATCTGCGAATCGCCGTGAGCACTGCAACTGCCACGAACGACAACGTGACGGTGGCAGCCGTTGCGACTCTGAGCGACCTGCAGGACGCGCCGAACGGAACCACGGGCGTTGCTGATCAGGTTGTGTTTGTCTGATGTGCACGGGGGCGGCAGGCAGTGTGGTGGCTGCCTGCCGTTTCCTCAATTCTCCGGAGGGTATATGAAAATCAACGTGGGCTGTGGTGACAGTAAACTGGCAGGATACGACAACCGCGACATCAAAGCCGGTCAGCCGTGTTACCCGCTGCCGTTTCCTGATGGGAGTGTTGAGGAGGTCAGGGCGTCACATGTGCTGGAGCATCTGACGTTCCGCGAAGCCAGTGAGGCCCTGCGGGATTGGTTCAGAGTGCTGAAGCCTGGCGGTATGATTCGGGTGGCAGTGCCCGACGTGCGGAAATGCTTGGCGGCGAATGACGGTAAGCATTTGTTCTACTTGATGGGAGGGCAAACGGACGAACACGACATCCACCGCAGCGCGTACGATGTGGAGCGGCTGGAGGCCCTGCTGGAGCACACAGGATTTAAGGACATCGCGGAATGGCATAGCATGGACAACGACACCAGTTGCCATCCAGTGAGCCTGAATCGACTGGCAACAAAGCCACAGGCAGAGGCACCAGCGGCACCACGACGAACGGCAACGGTTAAGGTCGGAGCCTACTGCACGCATCCGCGATATGAGGCAGTGGCGGCACGGAATGTGATTGACGGGGCGTTGAAGACTCTGGGAATCAACCTGCACTGTTCGCAGGGTGTCTTCTGGGGTCAGTGCATGCAGCGAATGTTTCAGGATGCACTGGACAAAGGACTGGACTGGATTCTGAGCATCGACAGCGACAGCCTGTTTACTTCGGAGCATGTGCGGCACCTGATGGATGTGTTCGCACAACATCCGGAGATTGACGCACTGGCCGCGCTGCAGTGCCGAAGGGGTTCGCCGTTTCCGCTGCTGACAACAGGGCAACATCAGACCGGGGATACGGTGCAGATTGACGGCAAGCCGATCAGGGTGACAACAGCCCATTTCGGGCTGACGTTGTTTCGAGTCGACAAGCTGAAGACATTGCCGAAGCCGTGGTTCAAATCAGAGCCTGGCGCAGGCGGTGACTGGGATGACGACAGGCTGGACGATGACATCTATTTTTGGCACGTATGGAGGCAGGCTGGCAACAGCATTCACGTTGCTCCATCCTGCAGCATTGGACACCTTGAAGAGATGTGCGCCATGTTTGACGCGAACCTGCAGCCGAAGCACGTATACCTGCACGAGTGGCGGAAGGAGAACGGTTTAAAATGATCAAGATCGTGAGACCGTGGCGAGCGTTCCCGGTGGGTGTGGTGTGTTCTCCGGGGCATGGCGTTGAACTGGAGTTGATCAGACAAGGTTTCGCAGTTGCAGCACAGGAGCCGACAAAATGCCCAGCACCCCAACATTCATTACCACCAGCGGACCGGCAGTCGAACCGATCACGCTGGAAGAAATGAAGACACGGTTGCGGGTTTCGGGCTGCGACTTTGACAGCGAGCTGTCTGACATGCTGATTTCAGCACGGCAGCAGGTCGAGGCCGACACATACCGAAAATTGATTACGCAAACCGTGGTCATGTATCAAGAGGATTTCGTCAGCCTGCTGGGGCCTTTGGATATCCGTCTTGCGCCCATTCAGAGCATCACGCACGTGAAATACTATGACCGGGACGACGTGTTGCAGACGTTTGCGGCGGCGGATTACTACGCGAACCTGACAAGCACACCACCAGAAATCAGGCTGAAGGAAGCAAAGCAGTGGCCCAACACCAGCCTTTACAGGCCGAATAAGGTCGAGGTCACAATGGTGGCGGGATACGGGGCAACAGCAGCCAGTGTGCCGAGGGCGGCAAAACTGGCAATGGTTGAATATTGCCGGGCAATCTGGGACGGATGCGAGCACAACACAGACACGTATCGGCGGCTGGTGGCGTCGTTGCAGTGGACGGGATACCACAAGGTGTTCGCATGAAGTGCAAAGCGAAATCCTCACACTCGCAATACACAACGCGAATCACAGTGCAGCGGCTGGCCGGATCTGCTGACGCAGCCGGGCACGTGAACGGCAACACCGAGGCAAACTGGACGACGTATACAACAGCCTGGGCATCGGTCCGCAGCCGTGGCGGGCGTGAGTTCTGGCGGGTGAGTCAGGTGCAATCGGATGTGGATTTTGTCTTTACCTGCCCGTGGTCGAGGACGCTGGAGAACGCAACGCCGGACATGCGAGTCATGTCGGACGGCAAGGTGTACGAGATCCTGAGCGTCATTAACGTGGATCTGGCAAACGAGACTGTGGAGATTCAGACGCGGAGGCGGACGACCTGATGTTAGGTGCACTGCGACAAGCTGGACTGAGCGGATTCGGTGATGTCGTTATTGCGCGTGTTGAGTTGGCGGGAGTGCAAAGGGCCGTTAGGAAACTACTGGAGGACACAGAAGGGAAGGTTGCCACGAAGGCACTCGGGGCAGTCGGCAAGGTTGGGCGGGATGCTGTAAAAGCAGAGATCCCGGGGAAGTACAAGAGCGTTCGGAAGGCTGTGGCGTGGCGACATGTGAAACGCAAATACAACTCCGGACAACGTGCGGTTAAAGTCGGGGCGGGTGTCGGTCCTGACCTGTTGCGAAAGCGAAAGCTGACAGAAAAACAACAGGCGAAGGCGACACAACTTCGAGAGAAGGCAGCCACCAGTTTAAAGAATCGCAAACAGAAAAAACGCCCGGGCGTGGGCATCGACAAGCGCAACGTGCACTGGTGGTTCGCAGGCACGAAGGTACGATACACTGGCACGAAAACAATACGCAGGCGAGTCAATGGGAGCACAGTCAATGAGCAGGTGGGCAAGCCGCGAGCACACAGGGGCAGAATGCCTGCACAATCTCGCCCGATCATGGTGATTCTGGCGGGCAAGGGCGGAACAATTCGAGAGGTTCTCCGGCAGCACATTGCCGAGGGAATGAAGGCGTCTGCAGCGGGCAACAAATGATCACAGGCATACTCAATCTGATGATAAACACAGCAGCCATCAGCACACTGATCGGCAGCCGGTGTTATATCAATAAGGCACCACAGAAAGCGGCGTTGCCCTATCTCGTTCTCACGCAACTCAACAGCGAAGAATTCCTGAGCTTGGACAACACGACCAGCGCACTCCGTAGCATCGTGATTGACATTGATTGCAAGGGCCGGACATTCCCGGAGACTGAAGGACTGGCAAACGCAGTCAAAGCCCGGTTGACGGATTACAGCGGGGCGGCAGGCAGCTACACGGTTGGGGCGTCAATATTCAATTCTGAGGCCCACGATTACGAGCCAGCAACAGACGGCAGTGACAATGGGGTGTTTGCGATAACGTTGGACTATGACATTATTTTCAATCCATAAGGAGCTGCCGACATGGCAAAATTGAAGGTCAAAGGGACGATCATTGAACAGGCCACAGGAACCACCTACACCGCAATCGCGCAGGTCACGGGGTTCAATATCAGCGGCATTGAAACAGAGACATACGACAGCCGGACACTCGACGGAACTGCGGGCGTGGAATATGACCCCACGGGATTTGTCGAGGGCGGCTCAGTCACTTTCGATTTGCTGTATGATCCGGCGTTGGGGGGACATCAGGCAATCACCGATCTGGCCGTTGCGGCACACATGACAACGAACGGTTTGCCGAACGATGTGAACTGGAAGGTGAAATTCGCAAACACAAGTAGCACCGAACTGACGTTTGTGTCGTCGGGGATCGGCGTTGACATCACGGGCGAAGCGTCTGACGGATTGCGTGCGAGTATCACACTGAAGTGTGATGGTTGCCCAGTACTGCCTACCTGATGAGGTGCGAAGTGAAGTGCAGAACAACGCGAGAACTGGGCGTGGTTGACTGCTGGCGAAGCCCGCTGATTGTCGAGTCCGACAGTCGGCGGTTTGTCCCTGCAGGTACCGAGATTGATCAGGCGTTGCACCCTGAAACGAATTGTGTGGCACTGGTCCGCAATGGTGAGGCCGTGCCACTGGATGACGAATGCCGCAAGGCGTGCAGCATGACGCAGGCACAAATTGAGGCAGCCGTCAGGGCGAATCACAAACTGTACTCGCCCGAAGACACCCAAACGGAGGATGAGGAAAATGAACAGGACGATAATTGACCCGGCAGCCTTTCGGACACCCCTGCACATGCCGCGCGAGGATGTGGCATTGCCGGAGTTTGGCGAGGGGGTTGTGGTGCCGGTGTGGGGCATGACAGCAGGCGAGCGGACACGATTCGAGCAGGCCATGCAGGGCAAATCCGGACCCGTGGCAGCACGGGTTGCGGAGATCCGGGAACGGCTGGTGGTGGCGTGTTGCAAGGACGACAACGGGGTGCCGTTGTTCTCACTGCAGGATGTGCAGGCCATCAGCGGGCAACGGGCCGACGTGGTTGAGCGAATCGTGAACGTGGCGCAGCGGTTGAGCGGATTTACGGCAGCCGATATTGAGGCCACAGCAAAAAACTGAGGACTGATCCAGCACGGCTGACAGCCTATCGCCTGGCCGAAGTGATGGGCTGCCTGGATGTGGACGCGATGCTGGATCAGATGACGCCGCAGCAGTGGCAGGAATGGCAGGCAAAGGATGCGGTGGAGCCGATCGGACACCGAGGGACACAGGAAGTGCTTGGCATTTTCGGGGCGATGGTGGCCGGGGCGTTGGGAGCCAAAGACGTGAAACCAGAAACGCTGATGTGGTGGCGGCAGGCACGGGACGAAAAGCCCGCGAGCCATGACGTTGCTGCAATGGCACTGCAAATGATCGGAGCGAAACGCCGTGGCTAGTCTGGGCACGTTGGCCGTAAACATCGGGGCAAACACGCGACCACTGCAGCAGGGTTTGCAGTCCGCACTGGCAAGCGCGAAATCGTTTGCCAGTGGGGTCATGCAGACTTTCACGGGAATGCAGTTGAGCAACCTGTTTACCGGGGCTGTTCAGCAGACAAAGCAAATGGCCATTTCGGTCGTTAAGCTGGCAGCAGATGCGGAGGTTGCGCAAGCGCGGTTTTCGGTGTTGCTGGGCAATGTGGCCGACGGCGCAGCCATGTTCAAGCAGTTGGAAAAGTTTGCGCTGCGGACATCATTCACCATTGAGTCAGCCTCAGAGGCAGCCACGATGCTGCTGGCCAAAGGCGTACAGCAGGCCGACGTCATTGGCACGATGCAACTGCTGGGCGATTTGGCGATGGGTGACGCGGAAAGGCTGGGGCTGCTCGCCAAGGCTTACACCGATGTGCAGGCCAAAGGGCGATTGATGGCGCAGGAGCAAAACCAGTTTGCAGAAAACGGGATTAACCTGTTTGAGCTGCTCAACAAAACAACTGGCAAAAACGCTGCCGAACTGATGGCCATGCGTGAGGCCGGTCAAATCACGTTTGACATGGTGAACGCAGCACTGAAGGCAGCCACCAGCCAAGGCGGAAAGTTCTTCGGGGCATTGAAGCAGGGTAATGACACGTTTACCGGGCAATTCAACAGCCTCATTGAGGGCGTGCAGACTCTCGGGCGAATGCTTGGGGAAATGGTCCTGCCACGACTGAAGGAGATCGTCAGCGAAGCCAATAAGCTATTGCAGGCGTTTCTGGAAATGCCGAACCGGGCGCAGTTTCTGGGCGATGTGCTGAAGGCGTCAATCGACGTGGCCTTTGCCTATATCGAGCAGGAATGGGACTCGCTGCTGAAGCGGATGATACTGGGGGCTGCCAATGCGTTGACGCAGTTGCTGAACGCAACAAACCCGATCAATGTGGCGGCGGGTATGATCGGGCAGGGCGCAGGCATCATGGGCAACGGCGGACAAGGGCAGGCAATGCCCGGACTGGCGGAGGCACAGGAACGATTGCAGAAGCTGCTGGACCAATTGCGACAGGGCGCAGCGGGTGTGGCCGGTGCAGTCGATCCGAATAAGGTGAAGCCAATGGGTGGTCCACCAGCCAAAGCGGCTGAAGCCATCACGATGAGCATTGCCGACATGATCAGCAACATGCAGGCAAACGCCAGCCCGATCATTGACAGCCTCAATACGTGGATGGGTGGGACGCTGCTGCGGGCACAAATGGCCATTCAGCCACTGTTGAACGGTAAGCCTACTGGCCGGAGCATGGACCCGCGCACCGAATTTGCAGGGGCTGTGCAGTTTGGGACAGCAGAGGCATCGGCAGCAATCGCGCAGGCCATTGCACAAAACAAAGAGCCAGCCGTTGAGGCCACCGAACAGCAGACGGCCACATTGATGCAGCCGCTGAATGTCATGGCAAACGCACTGAAGAACGGCATCGTGCAGAAAGTCGTTGGCAATCTTTTGGACTGAGGACACATGGCAGTCACATATGTGGGCGAGTTAGCAGAGGGCAGGCGAGCGACAAACAGCAAGGGCGTGCGGACCTACACGCGCGTGTTTCGCCTGACAACCTCCAGCCAGAACGACAACGCATTCACGGTCGGCAGTAATGTCAACTTGCCGATCATCGGGAACATCTTCCCGAGCGACAACACAGCGTATTGCACGGACATTGACATCCAGTGCGTGCGCGGCTGGCGTATCTGGGACGCGACCGTCAATTACAGCACAGAGCGGAAGCTCAGCGACCAGCAATCCTCAGACCCGCAAAACCCCACACCGCCAACCGGAGAACCGGCGTATATCACGTGGGACACAGAGCAATTCCAGAAACCTGCCACACAGGACAGGGACGGCAAGGGCATCGTCAATAGTGCAGGAGACCCATTCATTCCAGCCGAGCAAATGGACGACAGCAGGCGTATCGTGACCGTGCAGAAGAATCTGACGGCTGTACCGTCGTGGATTCTGGATTATCAGGATTCAGTCAATAACGCATCATTCACGGTGGATGGCGTTACGGTCACTGCAGGCAAAGCCAAAGTGCAGCGGGTCAGTGTTGGACCGATCGAGTTACGCAACGGCGCAGCATTCCGGCAGGTCACGTTTGTGATTGCACTGCGGCGTGATGGTTGGGCTTACAGCATTTTGGACCAGGGGTTTAACGAGAAAGATCCAGCGGACGCCACAAAACGCAAGCCGATTTATATCAACGGGCAACTCCCGAGCAGTCCCGTGTTGCTGGACGGCACAGGCAAGGCGAAGACGGACCCGAAAACCGCAAACGCAACGTATCTGACCTACAACGTGTACAAAACAGCCGACTTTTCACAGTTGCCACTGACATGACGCAAGGCTTCACGCTATCCGCTGATTCGATCCGGCAACTCAAAAAGGTTGTTCGTGAGTGGTACGCAGTCTGGAAAAACGAGCAGACTCCCGTGCCGTATTACGGGCAAGTGCGGGACACGCGCCGTTGGGCAATTCTCGACGCTGACCTGCTGGCAGCTCATAACATGTTCGAAGATCCTTCAACAGCCACCGCCCACCTGATCGACCGTAAGGCGAACGGCGATCTTGAGGTGACTGACGAAACTGTCACGGTGGTCAACCGTTTCGAAAACATTTCCATAGACGCTGACACCCTCATCGGCATCGAATTCATGTGCGGTGAATGGACGCCATACAAGGCCGACTGCGGACCGAATTCGCAAGGTGCGTCCAGTCTGCTGGCGAGCGTGGAGCCAGAGGCATCTGCAGGCGTGGGAGGTCCGTAAGATGCTGGTGGGCTGCGGGTGTCATTGTGAAACTGGGAGCGATAGTTTCAGCCCCAGCGCGGCGGGCAGTGGTGA